GAATCGATTCTTATCAATGCGAATGGAATTAACAGAATTAATTAACGAATTTCAAACATATACAATTGGATTACTTCGTCCACAAGAGACATATAAATTGTATCATGAATTACTGCCAAATAACAAAACATTTGCAAAATACATAAAAGGCAAATCAGAAGATAAATTTGACAAAGAATTAGTTGCACAAATTGCTGAACATTATCAAGTAAGCAAATCAGAAGCTTCTGATTATGTTGAATTAATGGATAAAACAAATTGTGAGCGCATTTTAACAATGTACGGATATAGTGAAGGCGATAAAAAGAAAATGTTGAAAGGAATCAAATGAGCATAAATACGCAATCACATTACAAAGGCAAAGATAGCCTTTATAAATTTGCAGAAGATTGGGGTTTGAATACCTACGAATTTGATATCATTAAACGCATTGTAAGATGCCGGCATAAAGGTTCCTTTGAACAAGATTTAACCAAGACAAAGGATCTTATTGACATTTATTTGAAAGAACAATTGGATTCTAACAAATAATTTTCTATAATATAGAAAAATGGCAAATCACGTTTATAGTTATTTTGAAATCGATTTCAAAACAGAAGAAGATTGCAATAAGTTTGCAGAATGGATCGGATTAGATCCGAAAGATGAAAACATTCCATGGATGGCTCGAATTGAAGCTTGTTGCAACATCATGATGGATAATTTATATCCCGATAATGAAGATACAAGACAATGGTGGATTGACAATGTTGGTGCTAAATGGATGTATTTTGATGATGTTGATCGATCATCGGATTCAAGCATAATTATCAATATGACATCTGCATGGGACTTCCCAGAAGGTTTGTTTTTCAAATTGTCTGATTTCCTTCGAGAACGTTATCAAGGAGTTACAATGCAAGTTACATTCGAAGATGAAGGATACAATTTCATTGGAGCAGCTGCATCTAATCAAGAATTTCGAGATGTTGAATATCATCATCCAGACTTTGATGAGTTAGATGAATACAAAGATGATGAGGATAATTGGACTGACGAATACTATGAAGAAATGGATAGTCGTAGGCAAATGGTGCTTGATGAAGTTTTATCATTCATTCAACAAGATTTATCAGAATAAACAATAAGTTACGAATATAGCTCGGCAAAAATGTCGAGCTTTTTTTGTGTTCTTGAATTAATTTTCTTATATTAATAGTATGAAAGCTGGACAATATGTAGCACCTATCTATCGTTTATCATTACGAGACCCAGATACGGTGCCTAGAAAAATATCTTATTCACAATGGTCAATGTATGAACGATGTCCATTATCTTGGAAACTTGCCTACATTGATGGTCTAGCTCCATTCCAAGCATCTATTGACACAACGTTTGGTACTGCCTTTCACGAGACATTTCAATACTTCCTTACGGTAATGTATAATGAATCTGTAAAGAAAGCAGAGAATTTAGATTTCCGTAGCATATTGCAAAACAAGCTTCGTGAAGAATATGTTAAGTGCGTAACAGAAATGGGTGGAGAACATTTTTCTAATCCATTGCAATTAGCAGAATATCTAGAAGATGGTGTTGCAATATTAGAATGGTTTAAGAAACGTCGAGCACAATATTTTTCTTCGAAGGGTTGGGAGCTTGTAGGCATCGAATTAGATTTATGTGTTCAAGCATCAGAAAAGAATCCTTCAGTTTATTGGTATGGTTTCATTGATGTTGTAATGCGTCATCCAGCAACCAATCGTATTGTGTTGTTTGATATCAAAACATCTCGCTCAGGTTGGAATAAATATCAAAAATCAGATTCATTGAAGTCTGCCCAATTAGTTGCATATAAAACTTATTTTTCAAAGCAATTTGGAGTACCGCAAGAAAATATTGATGTTGAATTCTTTATTGTGAAACGCAAGTTGATTGAAGATTCAATGTTTCCGCAAAAGCGCATACAAAATCATCGTCCGTCAGCAGGTTCTGTCACACAAAAGAAAGTGCAGCGTCAAATTGATGCATTCGTTGAAAATTGTTTTGATGCAGAAGGCAATAAACGAGCAGACGCAGTATATCATGCATTTTCTGGCAAAGGCGATAAGAATTGTAAGTATTGCCCATTTAAAACAGATTATGTAAATTGTCCTAAAGAAAATAGGATTCGAGAATAATTTTTTATATAATATAGTATGTTTCATCATAAGCACATATATGTTTATCAATTTGAAATGAAGAATCATCCAACATGGCCTGGTACTCATTTCACTACGCAAGAATACACATTATGTACAAATCATGATGGCCCAACGAGCAAAGCAAATAAAAAATTATTAGAAGAAGCACTACGAATAGTTTATGGATATATGCCTAAAGGTGTTAAATTTTTATATGAAAAATTATGACACGTGTAGCAGTTATAGGAAATACAAATTGGCAAAATAAACGCAAAGTACAAGATACGTTGCAAAAATTAAAACAAAAATTTGGCGATGAATTAATTATCGTTGGCGCCGGCGGGAATGAAGGTGCAAATAGTATGGTAAGAAAATTTACTTTAGAATTTGGAATGCAATATGAAGAATATAATCCATCATTTTCAGGTTACAATCTACATTCTGCAATGCCAGAGTCATATTATGGAAAATCTTATCATTTTAGTCAGCTACATCACCGTATGAAACTAATTGCAGAACGATGCGATTATATGATGATTTTAAATAATGAATCTAAATTAGATCCAGTTCTTCAAACAGCATACAACAATGTAAATAAACTTAAAAAACCGGTGGTTATATTAGGTTAATACATATTTATAATAAAGTTATAAAAGGAATAAATGGAATTACCAAAGTTACAAAAAATTGACCCTAACAAACTTAAAAAGAAAAAAATTCTTTTATTGGCAGATGATTTTAGATTGCCATCTGGTATTGGGACTGTTAGCAAAGAAATTATTTATAATACCGTACAACATTATGATTGGATACAATTAGGTGCAGCATTACAACACCCTGAACATGGAAAAGGTGTAGATTTGTCTCAACATGTTGCACATGAAACAGGTGTCGAAGATGCATCAGTTAAATTAATACCATGGTCAGGTTATGGTGATCGCAATGTTTTATTTGCACTTATCAATCAAGAACAACCAGATGCAATTTTTCACTTTACTGATCCACGTTATTGGACTTGGTTGTATGCATTAGAACATGAGTTAAAAACTACTTACAATATTCCATTAGTTTATTATTCTATTTGGGATGATTTACCTTATCCAATGTGGAACGCGCCGTTTTATGGTAGTTGTGACTTAATTATGGGAATTAGTAAGCAATCTGATAATATCCATAGAGAAGTTCTTAAACAGAATGGATTTGGTGTTGTAGATTACGATGAACATGATTCGGCTCCGCTGGATCTAAAATGGAATGAAATTATTACGGGATATGTACCTCACGGATTGAATCATACTAAATTCAAGCCGATTCCAAAAGATGATGAATTGTATAAAAAAATGCATGATCAATTTAAAAAAGAAAACGGAATTGAATTCATGGTATTTTGGAATAATAGAAATATTCGAAGAAAACAACCAGGCGACGTTATTTTAGCATTTAAAACTTTTGTTGATTCATTACCAGAAGATCAAAAGAATAAAGTTGGATTAGTAATGCATACTCAACCAGTTGATGATAATGGTACTGATTTGATTGCAGTAAGAGATGTAGTAGCACCTGATTGTAAAATAATTTTTTCAGATCAAAAATTAACAAGCGAAGAACTTAATGCATTGTATAATATATCAGATGTTGTAATCAATATTGGCAGTAACGAAGGTTGGGGTTTAAGTTCTACGGAATCAATTCTTTCTGGTACACCTATTATTAATAACGTAACAGGCGGATTACAAGACCAATGCGGTTTTGAAGATGAAAATGGAGAATGGATTCGTTTTAATGGTGAATTTGCAACTAATCATACCGGTAAGTATAAATTACATGGCGTTTGGGTAAAACCAGTATTTCCTAGCAATAGAAGTTTACAAGGCTCACCGCAAACACCGTATATATTTGATGACCGAGTAAAATTTGAAGATGTCGCTGATGCAATTATGTATTGGTATAATATACCAGAAACACTTCGCGATGAAATGGGATTAGTTGGAAGAACATGGGCATTAGCAAATGGTTTGACTGCTGAGCAAATGGGTAACAAAATGATTCATATGATTGATTATTTATTTGACGTTAATAAAGAATCTAGGCCAACATATACATTTAACTCAATTGAAGATACAAAATACGAAAATATAGGAATTGTAAAATAATGAGAAAATTAGTTATAGCATCGCCAGTAGCGACACAATCAGGTTACGGACATCACGCACGAGAAATTATTTCTCAATTAATAGAACAACGAGGTTCAGAATGGGACGTAAAATTAGTTTCATTGCCATGGGGATATACTCCATTTACATATCCAATATCTAATGATTTAAAATCTAGAATTGTTCCCTTACCATTACAAGAGCAACCAGATATTTGGATTCAAGTAACAGTTCCGAACGAATTTCAACCGGTTGGTAAATTTAATATTGGATTTACAGCTGGTACCGAAGGTGATATTTGTCCCGAATCATGGATTGACAATTTAAACTCAATGCAATTAATAATTGTTCCTACTGAGTTTACAAAAAAGACCTTTCAAAACACGGCAGCGAAACATCAAAAACATATTACTACACCAATTTATGTAATTCCGGAATATTTTGATGAAACAGTATATACGGGACAATATGAAATTTCATTACCTGAACTAGATTCAATTTCTGAAACGTTTGCATTTTTGACAGTAGGTCATTGGTTGCAAGGCACATTAGGTGAAGACCGAAAAAATATTAGCGGTACTATTTATTCATTTTTTGATGCATTTAAAAATCAAAAAAATCAACCCGCATTAATATTAAAAACAAGCGGAGCTACATATTCAATTACAGATCGAATGGAGATTGAAAAGAAAATAGCACAAGTTAAAAATCTTTTCAAAAAAACAGATCGATTACCTAAAATATATTTGTTGCACGGCGAATTAACTGACAAACAAATGAATTCATTGTATATGCACCCTAAAGTTAAAGCAATGTATTCTTTAACAAAATCAGAAGGATTCGGCCGACCATTATTAGAATTTACAACAACATCTAAACCAATTATTGCACCATATCATAGCGGCCCAGTTGATTTTCTTAAACAAGATTTTATTTGTGAAGTTAAAGGAGGCTTAACTAATATTCATCCGTCAGCTCAAAACGATTGGTTAATTGGAGACGCAAAGTGGTTTACTCCAGATTATAAGTATGCGGTAGAATGTTTACGAGATGTCCAAAAAAATTACAAAAAATGGTTTGAATTAGCAAAACGTCAACGTTTTTTTGCAAAAAGTAATTTCAATAAGATTGCGGTAACTAAAATATATGGAAATGTTTTCAATGAAATTGATACATTAATGGAACAAATTCCAAAATCAGTTGAATTAAAATTACCTCAACTTAAAAAAGTAGAACTACCTAAATTACAAAAGGTATAACATGAAAATAAGTTATGCCGTAACAGTTTGTAATGAGTTTGTTGAAATACAACGACTTATTACATTCTTATTAAAGAATAAAAGACTACAAGATGAAATAGTAGTTTTAGTTGATATGACTAAAAACGAACCAACATCTGAATTATTAGGATACTTACATAAATTAAGTTCTAATAATAAAATTACTTTAGTTGAAGATTTATTTAATGGACATTTTTCTGATTGGAAAAATATGTTAACTCAATCATGTAAAGGAGAATATATTTTCCAGATTGATGCAGATGAAATTCCTTCAGAATATTTAATTCAAAATCTTCCTACACTCTTAGAACATAACTCGGCTGTTGAATTATATGCTGTTCCAAGAATTAATACTGTAGATGGTTTAACAGATAAACATATTCAAAACTGGAGATGGAATGTGAATGAAAATGGCTGGGTTAACTGGCCTGATTTTCAAACTAGAATCTACAAAAATCTCCCAGAAATAAAATGGAAAAATAAAGTTCATGAACGATTAGAAGGGCATAAACAATTTGCTTACTTACCAATGGAGAAAGAATGGGCATTATATCATCCAAAAACAATTGAACGACAGGAAAAACAAAACGCATATTATGATACACTCTAGTCCGATAACATTTTGTATATCCACATATAACAATTTATCATATCTTAAATTAGCAATTCAATCAGTTAGAAAGAATAGTTATTTTAAAGATGCACCATTTATTATTCACGCTGAAAATTGTACTGATGGAACTAATGAATGGTTATTTGAAAATCAAGATAAATATAATTTAACTTTACTTGTTGAACCTGAAAATATTGAAGTTCGAGGTATTGGAGGTGGAATGAATGTTTGTGCCGATCATGTTGAAACAGAATATATCATGTTCCTTCATTCGGATTTTTATGTATCTAAAAATTGGGATATTGAATGCTTACAAGAACATGAAAAATATCAAGCGCCAACATGGGTATTTAGTTATCGAATAGAGCCAGATATGTTTGGTAACGGACAGTCGCGCCCAGGCACAATTATCGTTGAAAAAGATATTTTCGGTGCATATCATGATGATTTTAACGCAGCTGCATTTGAAGAATGGGCAAAAGAATTTACTAAAACTAATAATATTAAAATACCAAAAACCGAAGGCGTTTCTGGATTAATTAAAAAGAAAGATTGGGATCGTATTGGAGGTAACGATCCTCAGTTTGCACCAGCTTCCTGGGAAGATATGGATTTATTTTTACGAATGCGGAATGCAGGATATCATTTTGTATTAACAACTAAATCATTAGTATGGCATTTTGGAGCAAGAGGTTCACATCGTTTAGAAGAAAACAATGGTCAAACAGATATTAGACAAAAAACAGCAGAATCAATAAATCAAACAAAATTTTATAACAAATGGGGCGGATTACCCATATTTGACGAATTTGGAACAATTAAAGGAATAAAAAAATGAAAGACAGAAAGTATCTACCAACATTAAGCGAATTAATAGATAGATTATCAATTGTACAATTAAAAGAAGTATTCATACCAGAGCACAAAGCAGAATATGGTCAAGAAATTCAAGATATTGTATATGATATACAAAAACATATTGATGAAAATAAATCAGAAATTACAGCTGAAACAATTCGTGCAATTGTTGTTTTGAGTCAAATGAATTTGCATATATGGCATAATGAATCAAATTATCGTAAAGGTATTAAAGATGGTAATAATCTAGAATTAACTCATGGCATCAATGGTATTAGAAATACTGCTAAAAATAAAATTCAAGAAATTGTTGGCGGTCGTAAAGATTATAAAATTGATTGTTTAGCTGCAGAATTTAAAGATTGGGAAATTAGTTGGTAATGGAAACCGTAGTATTATATTGTAAAAGTTATATCAATGATTTAAATCGAGTTAAAATTCAAGCAGAATCAATTGCTCAATACAATGTTGATAAAATACCATATTACGTTTCATGTCCAAAATCTGATTATGAAACATTTAAAAATAATTTACCTGATTTTGTTAATTTGATTTTAGATGAAGATATTATTCAACAATCTATAGAACAGTCTTGGCATACGCAACAAATTGTAAAATCACAATTTTATAAACTCGTGCCAACATCGAATTACGTATGTATTGATTCCGATTCATATTTTATTCGACCGTTTTATATACATGATTTTATTGCACATGATACTACGCCATATACGGTAATGCATCAACAAAAAAATTTATTTCAATGGACTGCTAGATATCGTCGAGAGTTAGGATTTGATCCTAAACAAAGCTTTGATGCATCTAGAAATAAAATTGGAAAAATTTTTAATCGTGAAATTAATATGAATTATGATTTTGGTCCATCTCCAACCATATGGTCTAGTAAAGTATGGGAATCATTGGAACAAAATTATTTAGAGCCAAATAACATAACATTTAATCAATTAATTGATTTCGAGCCAAGTGAATTTACATGGTATGGAGAAGCATTGTTAGCATTCAAACCAATTGAAATATATCCCGTTGAACCGTTATTCATGGTATTTCATTATCCATTGCAATATCAACAATTTTTACAACAAGGATATACAGAACAAGATATAGCTTCATGTTATATGGGAGTAATAATGACATCAAATTGGAACGCACCATTAAGGTATTAATATGAATATATTAGTAACAGGAGGCGCTGGATTTGTAGGATCAAATTTAGTTAAACGCCTTAAAAATGAAAATCATAAAATTGTAGTTATCGATAACTATAGTGCCGGCAAACATGAAAATGAAATTGCAGGTGTAATATATATTAAAGATCATACAAAAAACATTAATGATATTGATCTACCATTTCATCCAGATGTAGTATTTCATTTAGGAGAATATTCTAGAATACATCCATCATTTAATGAATATGAAAAAGTTTGGAATTACAATACAGTTGGCACGTTTGAAGTAGTTAATTTTTGTATGAAACGAAATATAAAAATTATATATGCTGCTTCTAGTACTAGATTTGCAAAAGAAGGCATCGATCATTCACCATATTCTTTAAGTAAATCAATGAGTGTTGAATTAGTTAAAGGATTTGCAAAATGGTATGGATTAAAGTATGCAATCTGTTATTTCTATAATGTTTTCGGCCCGGGCCATGATAGTTCACCAGTACCAGGTTATGAATCAGTAATTAGTATATTCGAACGACAATATAAAAACAACCAACCACTTACTATAGTTGGCGATGGAGAACAACAACGAATGTTTACATATGTAGATGATATCGTTGATGGTTTAATCAAATCGTGGAAATATGAAAAAAATGATGAATTTGATTTGGTTAATCCAATAAAATCTTATAAAATAATAGAGATAGCAAAAATGTTTTCTGATAACATTGTTTTTGTTGAATCAAGAAAAGGTGATCGTACAAATAGTGATCCACAAGTATATGATGATACTTGTAAAAAATTAAATTGGAAACCAGTGCTTTCTATTGAGCAATGGATTAAGGAATTAGTAAATGAACATAATTTATCCCATTAATGGTCGAAATGAAAGAATGGGTAGTTTATTTTCTACGCCTAAACATCTTTTATTACATCAGGGTACCGAATTAATATTAAAATCAATTGAAACCGTTAAACAACGTTTTACAGATGCAAATGTTATTATTTTAACAAATCAATCATATTACGATGCACTTCGAAAATTATTAGATTCTACTGTTACGATTAAAGTTATTCAACAAACAAATTCTCAAGTAGAAACACTTCGGACTGTAACTTCTGAATTAGAAGGCTCGTGTATGTTTATTGATTGTGATATTTTACCAATTGATATTACTGAATTTAATAAAGAATACTCAACCGTTTTTACTTTTTTAAATGATACTAAATTATTAAATTATAGTAATTTTAAATCTGATGCAAATAACAATATTTTAGAATGTAATGAAAAACAAAAATTACATAAATATGCCGGCGCCGGGATGTATTATTTTTCAGATGTAAAATTATTTAATGAATACTCATTAACATGTAAAAATATATCAGAATGTATTAACACAATGTTATTGAATAACATCAATTGTAAATTAAATACTGACAGTATCATATATCGTTATGGTACATTGCAAGATATTTACATTGATAATTTTTCATTTCGTAATTCTAAACAAAAAGATCTAAGTACAGGATTTACTAAAAATACAGTTATTAAAAATAAAAATACTGTGATTAAAACTGGCGAATTAGTATGTTTTGAAAATGAGTGGTATCATTCATATAAAAACAAAAAACAAATTCCTAAAGTTATAACATATCAAGATAGTCAAATTGTATTAGAATATATTAAACGAAATGATGATTTTAATTTAGATGATGTATTTGAGTTGATCGATACATATAAAACATATGATAAATTAAACAATTTAAGATTTAATAGTTATATACAAAATATTGAAAATCATTTAATTAAAAATTCTAATATAACTAATGGGTCTAAGTTAATTAATAAGTTAAAAAAATTACAAATTCAACCAACATTTTGCCATGGCGATTTAAGTGTTATGAATATGATTCCAACCATTAATGGACTTAAAATGATTGATCCTTTGTATTCAAAACATAAATTTGGATCATATGAATTAGATTTAGCAAAATTATGTTTTAGTTTTAAATTTTATAAAAATGATTCGGCATCATTTAATTATATAAAAGAAAAATCAAATATTAAATATATTGATACATTAATTGCCGCAGAAGCAGTTAGAGTAGCATCATATAAAAAAGAATACAGTTTTATTGCTGAAAATTTAATCAACGAATTAGAATATGGAAATTAGACCAAAAACAATATTTTGTGATATAGATGGTACATTAATAGAACATACAGTTCCATGGGAAAGTTCATTGCCGGCATTTAAGGTAAAAATATTACCAGGCACGTTAGAAAAATTAGCAGAATGGGATCGTAAAGGTTATAATATTATTTTAACAACAGGCCGGCGTGAAAGTTTACGAAAAATTACCGAAAAACAGTTAGCTGAAGTTGGTATTTTTTACGATCAATTGATAATGGGAATCGGAGGAGGCGCACGTGTGTTGATTAATGATCTAAAACCAAACGGGCTGTCAACTGCAGAAGCAATAAATTTAAATAGAAATCAAGGAATATCTAATTTAGAAATTTAATATGAAATCATGTGTTATATTTGCAATATCAATATTTGATAATTCAAAATTATATGTATTGCACGAATTTTTAAATCAATTTAAAACTACATACTCAGATTGTGATTTTTATATTGGAATAAATTATAATTCAGTTACTGAAATAGAATCGATAATTGATTCATATGATTTAAATACAAATATAAAACGTTTAACGAATTCTGATTTATATTGTGGTTCAGATGCCAGTGCGTATCAACAAGCACTTAAACTATTAAAAGATTCAAATAAAACATATGATTTATATTGGTTTGCTCATACTAAAGGTGCAGTTAACAATCGTCCCTTTGAACGAAATATGTATTTAACGGAACTATTTGGAAATCGCAAACATATTGAATCAATGTTTAAAAATAATGATCATTTAGGTAGCTATGCGTTGCGAGGCGTATCTAGAAGCGCCGGAATGTTAGATTGGGCAACATATAATAAAGATCATGAAATTGAAATTTGTTTGAATTCTATTACTGATAAAATGCCATGTACTCATGTTAATTGGTCTTATATAGAAACAATGTATGCTATTAATAAAAATTCTATAGAAACATTTTTATTATTAACATCTAATACATTTTATGAAAATAAAATACAAGAACCATGTTATTTTGAAACAGTATTTCCGTGGATTGCTACAAGATGTGGTTATTTTCCATACATACATCAATCATCTTGTTTCTTTGGAGAACGAAATCTCAAAGACATAACAAATGAATGGATTCAAAACAATAATTTACATCATCTTAATAACTATTTAAATTTATGAAATTATTAGTATCATTATCATCATATGGTAATAAAAATTTACAATATCTTAATCATGTGATTGATGTTTATAAATCATATAAAAAATATGATGTTACGATCGATGTACATTGTACGGTTAAATTAGATCGAGATGATATCAATCAAATAGTACATAATAACCCAGCAACAACTTGTTTATTTCATAGACAAGATTTTATACGAGAACAAAATAATTTTGATTTGTTTTTGTTTGCAGAATATGATATGTTAATACAAGAATCGTGTATTGATACATTTTTAAAACATGATAAACATTTACCAATTGATTATTGTTTAGGATTCATTCGTTATGAAAATACGCCTGAACAAATTCAATATTTAATTGATTTATGGAAAAACATTAGCGGATACAATTACATTAAAAATTATAATATATCATTAAATAACAATGAGTATTTTAGTTTAACAAATGTACATCAAGCCGCATATATTTTGACACAGGATAAATTAAAGTATGTAATTGAAAATACAGATTTTAATATAACTGCATTAGATGGCAATGGACCTGAATTAGCATCATCTGGAATATTCAAAGATTGGCCCATTGGGCCGCGCGGTGTTATGAACAAAGTATTACCGTTAAACAGAAATGATTTAGAACATTGTTTTATTCATCATATGGCTGATTGTCATTGTAATGCCCCGGGCGTTAATGCAGACCCAATAACATTTAGAAACAATACAATAACAAAAGATTTGTTATTTGAAAATTTAAACTTATAATATATTATGAATTCAATTGAAACAAACACTAATGGTAAAAAATTCTTAGTTACAGGCGGCACTGGATTTTTTGGAAAAAATTTTAAAACATATGTTGAACAACTTGGCGGAACTGTTATAACAATTGGATCATCGTATGATTTATCTGATGAACAACAAGCAGATCATTTGTTTAAAAACATATTAACTGATAAATTTGATTATATTATCCATGGTGCGGCATTGCAAGCCGCTGGAGATTGGCCATTGCATCATAAAGCAGAACAATATGATATCAATTTAAAAATACATACGAATACATTTAAAATGTGGCATAAGTATCAACCACAAGCAAAAATGATAGGCATTGGAAGTTCTTGTTCATATCCGAAAACAAAAGAAGTTCTAGCAGAATCAGATTATTGGGATGGCGCAATGCACGAATCAGTTGATATTTATGGGTTTACTAAAAAAGCAGTAAGTGTAGGAATTGAAGCATATAAAGACCAATATAAACTAAAAGGTACAACAGTTATATTTGCTACATTGTATGGCCCGCATGATCATTTTGACCCAGAAAAATCACACGTGGTTTCTGCATTAGTTAAGAAATTTGTAGATGCAGTTGATAACAATGAAACAGAAGTCGAAGTTTGGGGCGACGGTACACAAACAAGAGAATTAATTTACGTTGATGATCAAATCAAAGCATTGTTATCTGTTTTAGATTATAATGGATCATTAATTAATATCGGTACCGGTAAATCTATTACAATACGCGAATTGGCAGAAACAATTAAAGAACAATCTGGGTTTGCTGGTAATATATTTTACAATACCAATCGATTTGTTGGAATTAAACATAAAGTTTTAGATGTTACATTAGCTAAAAATGAATATGGCTGGACATCTATTATTCAACCAGATTCATTAAATAATAACTTAAAGAAAACTATTGATTGGTATAAACAAAATAAAGAATAATATGAAAATACTTCAAAAAAATAAAAAAAATATAACTGGATTTTTTCAAAAAGAAAATACATCATTTGGGGTTGATGAAAATGGAAATCTAGCACCCGGGTTTCAATTTCATGATGCATTAGTATGGAAAAATTCTCCAGGTACTGAATTTTTAAATAGAGATATCAAACATATGCCATTAGATAATTTTTTAGAATTATGGCATAACATGTTTTCTAGAATTGCAGAATATTTAGTAACTACTATACAGCCTAAATATGTTTTAGATTTAGGATGTGGCAGCGGACAACTAAGTAATTATATTAGAAAATTAGATCCCAATATTGTTACAGTAACTGTAGACGCAAACAGAGAAGTAATTAATAGTCCATATATTGATGATAATCATTTTATTGCTCGTACCGATCAACCGTTAGATTTTACAGATTCAAATGGTAATAAAATTTTATTTGATTTAATTATATCATTTGAACATTTCGAACATATTTCAGATGAAAGCGTAACTGCATTAATGCAAAATATTAGAAATCATTCTAAAACTGGTACGCATTTAATTTTTACGGCGTGCACGACTGAGTATCCAGCTGAAGACCATAAACATATACATTGCAATGCACAACCTAGAGAATATTGGGTTGTTCATATACAAAAATATGGATTCGAACCATATGAAAGTAATTTTATTTTGGATAGAGCTGGTTACACATCTGAAATTTTTTCAAAAAGGATAGATTAATGAAAAACGAAGTAGGCATCGTAGTTTCTAGATATTATGAAGATTTACGTTGGATAGAACAAATTACATCGAATGTAGATGTATACGTATATAATAGGTCCGGCGAATCTCCCGGAATGGGAGTTCCGGATGCAGTTGCATGGGCAAAACCAAAAGACCCAAATGATGTTTTAGGCGGCTTAGATGTAGAACGATGCAAAGCAAATGGCATCAATTTAGAAATTATTAATATACCAGATGATCCAGGCTTTGAAGCTAGTACATATGCGTTTCATTGTTATTCTAAATACAAACAGTTAAATGACTATACGGTATTCGTACAAGCTCATCCAGAAATATATGTTTCAAATGTAATTAATATATTTAATAATCCAGATCAAATTAAACATACTACATATACAAAACAACCCGGTGGGCAATTAACAAATTCTATTCCGCATGTAATTGAATCTGTTATAGAATTTGAACCATTTTGTGATCAAATTGGAACGATATGGCCCGATCATGATTATCAATGGTCTTTATACAGTGATGATTTTTCAAAAGTTCCGTGGTTGGAATTCTGTAAATCGATGCCGGCTACCAATATTGATGGTAAATGGAATCCTCCAACTAGTTGGGAGTTCGGCGCCGGAAATCAATTTATTGCTAGTAAAAAATTAATAAAAAGAAATTCGCAATCATTCTATAAAAAAATACAAGATTTTACTAATTCATATATGGACCCAAATGGCGATAATCGGCCAGCATGGCAACAGCTAAATCAAGGTCCTAACATTATGGAAGGTATTTGGAAATTTATATTCTAAATTCAAATTAATTTATATTTATATAAAAGGTTATATGCATATTACAATACCAGATTTACCAGAGTTATTAAGAAAAACAACTAACATTAATCCTACAAATGTTTTTGAAATTGGAGCATCGAACGGAGCAGATGCTTGGCATTTACAACAATCATTTAATGTTGACCCAAAACAAGTATATTGTTTCGAAGCTAATCCAGGAAATTATCAAACACTATGTAATAATTTTCCAGATTTTAATAATTTTCATGTAGCAATATCTGATTTTACAGGAAAACAAACATTTCAATTACATGGCCCGGCTGCCGATATTTCATCATTTAAAAAACGAGTAAGTCATTATGTTTATCATGGTCATTATTTAGATAATTACAATGAGATTGAATTAGACACATATCGAATGGATGATTTTATTATTGAACATGATATTAAGTCTATTGATGTATGTAAAATTGATGTAGAAGGTTGTAGTTATGAAGTATTATCCGGATTTGGAAAACAGTTAAATATTGTTAAATCTATTCATATTGAAGGAGAATTAATTGAATTGTATGAAAATCAAAAATTATTTGATGATTTCAAAATTTTATTAATCGATGCCGGGTTTACAATGATTGATTATTGTGATTTTGATGCTGCAACACAATGTGATTCGGTTTGGATAAAAAATGAATTTTTAAAATAGAAAGAAGTTATGACTATATTAATAACAGGAGCAGCTGGGTATATTGGCTCCGTTTTAATCGATTACCTATTTAATACTCAAGATGAAATGTTTGATAAAATTATCGCTGTTGATAGTTTAATGTACAATCAAACAACTCTTACTCAATATTGCCATCGAAATAAATTTGAGTTTCATAAACTCGATGTTCGTGATTACGATAAAATTCTTCCGTTAGTACAAGAAGCAGATGTAATTATTCCGTTAGCTTGTATTGTTGGAATGCCGGCATGTAAAAAATATCCAGAACTTACAGTAGCAACTAACCAAGAAGCAGTTCAGTGGTTAACTAAAGTAACTCGTCCGGATCAAAAAATTATTTTTCCAACTACAAATAGTGGTTATGGTATTGGACAAGATGGAATTCATTGTACGGAAGAAACACCATTGAATCCAATTTCGCTATATGGAGTAACTAAAACTGAAGCTGAAAAGTCGTTATTAGCAAACGGAAATGCGGTTACCTTAAGATTAGCTACCGTATTTGGTATGTCTCCTAGAATGCGTTTAGATTTGTTAGTGAATGATTTTACATACAAAGCTTATAAAGATAAGTATATTGTATTATTTGAATCTCATTTTAAACGTAATTTTATACATATTCAAGACATTGCATATACCTTTGTGTTTGTTATGAAAAATTTTGACAAAATGAAAGGCCAAACATACAATGTAGGTTTATCATCAGCTAATATTAGTAAAAAAGAATTATGTGAAACAATCAAAACATTTATTCCTGATTTTTATATTGCTGAAAGTGAAATTAATGAAGACCCCGATAAACGCAATTACATTGTAAGTAATGATAAATTAGAAGCACTAGGGTGGTATCCTAAATTTACATTAGAAGCCGGCATTGCAGAATTACTTAAAGCATACCCAATTATTGAAAATTCAAACAATAACTTTACAAATTTATAATGAAAATACTTTTTATAGCAAAAGGTGATCTACCAGATTATCAAAGCGATATGATATTTCATGGAGGTCGTACGGCATTAGGAGATAATTTTGTTGATTGTAACAAATTATGGTACATGTATAAAGATGAAAAAGATCTTCATTGGACAACAAGAGTACCAGATGCCGGCAAATCATACGGTAGAGGTTTTACCATGTGTGGTAGATTAACTGAAGATAATATTGATAGAACTAATATTCCGGAAAAAATCAAAGAACATTATTTTGATAAAATTATATACGGTTCTTGCACAAGATGTTTAGATTATTTTGATTTAGTTACGGAAACATATGATAAAAAAGATGTAATTTTAATTGACGGAGAAGACGATCAATCTATCAGAACTAATTTATTAGAATATGGTACGTATTTTAAACGAGAACTTTTAACAAGTGATATGGATAAAGCAAAGGCTTTGTATTTTGCTATTCCGGAAGATATTATTTTAGAAAATGTTCCAGAAAAACATAAAGAATATGCAACTATAATTCCCGGAGATTTGTCTACATACATATATGATAATGAACAAGATTATTATAATGGGTATCAAGAATCTTATTTTGGAGTTACTTTTAAAAAAGGCGGTTGGGATTGTCTACGACATTATGAAATCATTGCAAATGGATGTATACCATATTTTACTGATTTAGAACAATGTCCTCAACACACAATGATTAGTTTTCCTAAAAAATTAATATTGGATTGTAATTTTAAATTACGTATAGGAGAATTAACATCTGAAGATGCCATTGTATATACTAAATTATTATTGCAATATGCTAAAAACAATTTAACAACGAGACAACTTTTTAATTATGTAATAAAGGATACTAATATGAAATCTACATATATTTTTATTTGTAATTTTAATCGTTTAGAACCAACAAAACGATTAGTTAAATCATTAACTGATAGAGGTTATCACAATATTGTTATATTAGATAATGGATCAACATACCCGCCATTATTAGATTGGTATAAAACATTACATTCAGATCAAGTATATTTTTGCAAAAGTAATTATGGCCCCGAAGCTTTAGATTGCGTACGAAATTACGAATCAGAATTTCAGAATAAATACAATCACATTGTTTTAAATGAATATCATGTATATACAGATAGTGATGTAGTACCCACAGAAACAGTTCCGGACACATTTATTGATGATATGATTGAAATGTGTAAAAAATATCAAATACCTAAATTAGGATTAAGTCTTAAGATTGATGATTTGCCAGATCACTTTCCGTTAAAAGAACGAGTTGTACAACATGAGAGTAGTTTCTTTGAACGAGAATATATTATGGATGAAAAATGTCAATTATTCAAGGCACCGGTTGATACAACATTTGCTGTTAATTCTCCTGGTATGGCTTGCGGTTATAGTGATTTTGCGTATAGAGCAGCTAGCAATTTTTTTGCTAGACACGAACCATGGTATTTTGATGCAAACAATTTACCAGAAGATGAAAAATATTATTTAGATCATATTGAAGGTTCTAGGCCACATTGGTCAAATATATTAAAGTCAATGATTAATCAATAATTGGAAAATTTAAAAAAAATACTTATAATAAATTATGATACTATTAGCAACACTTAATCATAATCTGCCAGATTGGACAGATAATTTAGTTACGCAACTTAAACGAGATCCTTTATTTGAACAGTGTGAATTAATGGTATTAGACAACGGATCTTCAGAGCCATTAGCACAATCAACAACTCATCGATTACAAGAAAATGTTTTTTTCGGAGGCGGATTCAACGTTGTTTTAGATTATTTTTTACAAACAGATCATGAATATCTTTATTTTTTAAACAATGATTTAGTTTTCCATGGTCTTAAATTTATAACAACATCATTGATGGAGGCTAAAACGACAAATGCATCTGTATATTCGCCTACTGTTATCAATGCATCTAAAGAGCAATGTCATTGGAAACAAATGTGGAATTGGGGTAATGATTTACGAGAAGTTAGGTGTATTGATTTTCAAGCTCCGTTATTACGAAGAGATATTTTAGAAAAGATTCAAAAATATCCAATGGAATTGATATATGGTTGGGGTATAGATTTTTATACAGGTTGCATTGCCGAACAATATAATTTTAAAACAGTTGTATCAGATAACAATACAATTACACATATGAATTCTTTAACATTTAAAGAAAATAAAATTAATATTGGAGTAGATGAATTTTGTCGTCTTGCAGATGATAATATGAAATCATACTTTTTAAATTCAGAATTTAGTTCTACATATTTTTCTATGAGAATTTACGGAGAAACTTATACATTATGATATCATTAATTATACCTAGTTACAACAATCTGCGACATCTTAAGAATGTATACGCAAGTATTAAAAAACATGCTCCGGAAGCAGAAGTTATTTTATTGGATGATGGTTCAACGGATGGATCATGGGAGTGGATGCAACAAGTAGAGATTGAGGCAAATAATAAAACCAGAATACTAAGGAGTGAAGAACGAGTAGGGCATACGATACTATATGACAAAGGCATTGAACTTGCTACAAATGATATAGTGGGTATCTTACACGCTGATATGATTATTGGTCCTTTGTATATTGAAAATATGTTAAAGCACTTACAGCCAGGGAAAGTTGTCTGTGCGACCCGTATAGAACCACCTTTACACCCAGAAGGTAAAGAAAAAATCATTATGGATTTTGGACAAGACTTCGATACATTGAATATTGATGCATTTGAAGAATTTGTTTTGCATAAACAAGAAGAAGAATTAGATAAAGTTACATATGGAATGTTTGCTCCATGGATTCTTTATAAAAAAGATTTTCAAGCAATAGGCGGCCACGATCCGATGTTTGCTCCTTTCCCATATGAAGATTCAGATATTTTTCAACGCTGGATATTAGCGGGCTATGAATTAATTCAAAGCCGAGATGCATTTGTATATCATCTAACATGTAGAGGACATCGATGGACTGAACAAGTCGGACGAGATGATGATTACTTTAAACAAGTTTCGGAAAAAGCCGGCAGAAACTATTTAAGAAAATGGGGTAGTTGGATTAAAAATAATGAATGGCAACATCCTGTTATTTTACCGAAATACAATGTTGCATTTCGAGTAGAAAATTGTTCTCAAGATTTATTGCGTTTATTGGAACCGTGGTGTGATAGAATATATTCTGATGCGGAATGGATGAAGTATATTACATTAGAACAACCTAATACTAAATTTAATTTAAGAGAACGTTGCCATGCACTAACTGATTTAGATCGATATGATTATGATGATATCATAGTCGAAATCAACGGCAATAGATTTACTCAACAAGATTATAATATTATAGAAAATTTATCAGCTATCATACAAGATTCTGGAGAACCTGGTTTATTTCAATTAGGTAATTTAAAAATAACAATTGTTTCTATTACAGATCGTAAAAACGAACTCATTATTTGCAAGTAATCTCTTTTGTTATATATTTATACAAAAAGGGAGAATTTATGGCAAAGTTTACGGACATTTTTAAAAATTCAAATGACTTCAACGAAAAAACTATTATTGGTTTTATGTCATTTGCAGTGATGACTATCGCAATGTTTGTTGATTTAGTTACCGGATATTTCGGTAATGAATTAAAATTGAATGAGTACATTTATAATTCATTCGTTGTTGTAACATTAGGTAGCTTAGGTATTGCAGGTTTAGAAAAATTTGCAGGAAAAGGAAAAACCACTACTGAGGAAGAATAATGAGTTTAAAAAGTTTACAAGAAAAAATTGGTGTTACGGCAGATGGAGCATTTGGCCCAGGCACAATGAAAAAAGCAATGGAGTTTTATAAATTAACTCCAGTTAGAGCAGCACACTTCTTTGCACAAACGTCACATGAAACAGGCGGCTTTAAAGCATTTTCAGAAAATTTAAATTATTCAGCACAAGGTCTACAAGGGATCTTTGGAAAATACTTTCCTGGAACATTAGAAGAGTCTTATGCGCGGCAACCAGAAAAGATTGCCAACCGAGTGTATGCAAGCCGAATGGGGAATGGCGATGAAGCATC